GTATTTGAAACACTATCTTCCATCAACCTGAACGACAAGGTTGAGAAGAAAAAGAATCTAACCTACCTATCTTGGGCTTGGGCTTGGGGTGAGGTAAAGAAGCACTATGAGGATGCGACCTACGAGATTGTGACAGACCACGAGGGGAAACCGTATCTGTACGATGACACGCTGGGCTACATGGTCAGAACCACCGTAACAATTAAGGGTGAAACTCTAGGGATGTGGTTGCCCGTTATGGATACATCAAATAGAGCCATGAAGTCAACACCATATGATTGGACTAGTAGATACAGTTCTGGAACGGTGGAGGCTGCGACCATGTTCGACATCAACAAGGCACTCATGCGATGCCTAACAAAGAACTTAGCTATGTTTGGATTGGGTCACTACATATATGCGGGCGAAGACCTCCCCCAAGTAGATGAGCCAGCTCAAATTGAGACTCCGAAACCTCAACAAAAGATAAAGTTGGTGGTTGATGATGAGAATTGGATTAAGGTGCTCAAGTGGGTGACTGCCAATAAAGATATGGAGTTCAGCGATATACTCAAAACACTGCGCCAGAAGTATGTGGTAGCCAGAGACACACAAGAGAAGATAAGAGAGAGCATATCATGAACATAGTAGACAGACTCAGGGATGATGCCGAATACTATGGTGGCATTGGTAGAAAATACCTATCCAATTCAGATATTGGAACCCTACTAAACAATCCAAAGGATTACGGTAGTAGTCGTAAGGATACAAAGGAGTTTGCCATGGGTAGATACTTTCATCAGATGTTTTTAGAGCCAGACAAGGCTAAGGATGTAAGCTATATCGATGTGGCATCTAGGAATACCAAAGCATACAAGGAGTATCTACACGAGGTTCAGACGGATATCGTGCTACTCAAGAAGGAGGTTGATGAGGTGAACTTATGGGTGGATGCGATGAATGTGAACATGGACTTCTTTGAACTCATAAATAATCCAGAGAATGTATACGAGCAACCCGCAGTGGGGGAGATATTTGGGGCGAATTGGAAGGGAAAGGCAGATATACTAGCACCCGATGCCATATACGACTTGAAGACAACGTCAAACATAAATGACTTCAGGTGGAACTTCAGAAAGTATAACTACGATAGTCAAGCATATGTATATAGCACGTTATTCAATAGACCTATGGTGTTTTTGGTTATCGATAAGAACACATTAATGATGGGTAGGTATACCGTGAGCGATGAGTCGCTTGAGAGGGGTGAGAACAAGGTGAAGAAGGCGGTGAGCATATACAATAAGTTTTTTGGAGATAATCCAACAGAAGATATAGGTCAATTTTATTTTTCTGATGAAGTTTAGAGATATATTTGTGTCCTTGAAGACACTATTAGATAAAGATACTACTGTCGTTGTGCTTCCAAACGCAGTTGGTAGCCGAGAAGAGAAGAATGACATTCTATTTTCAACGCTTGATTTTATGGAGCAGAACATTTTAATTAAATAATATTATGGAAAAGAAAGAAAAAGTATTTGCTGACGGATTTATGTTTAAGCGAAACGAAAATGCACCAGAGTTTGTAATCGGACGAATGAGTCTGAAGTGTGATGAGGCGGTTCAGTTCATGAGAGACCACCACAAGAATGGGTGGGTGAACTTAAACATCATGCAAGCAAAGTCAGGGTCTTACTATGTAGAGTTGGATACATTCGAACCGAAGCCACAGAGTGCTAATGCACCACAGAGTGCTAAGAATGTGACGACTAATGTTAAGCCCGCAGAAGAGCTACCATTCTAGTTGGTTGTTGTTATTTGTACAGTTGGGGGGAGGGGACTCCCCCTTTTTTAACAATGAAAATGCTGAGATGTCAACTTTTATCCTCCATATACAATATATATTTTCTACTCTATATATTTTTTATTCTTATATACGAGGTAAAAAAGTTAACATTATAAACAACTAGCTGATTATCAGAGAGAAACTCAACACAAAGTCAACACAAAGTCAACACAACTACAACAAACTCAACACGAATGATAACAATATTTAAGAATATAAGAGAAACAAACACGCCATTCCATCGAGATGTTGAGCACATTCTTGATAGAATCAAGGATGGTTCATCGAAGGAGTTGGTTAAGAAGATACGCAAGGAGCATAGAAAGCCCGAGCGAAACGAATTAAAGAAGATGCTACCAGCCATATGTTTTTCTGGTAGGTTTAACAAACGCTTGGACTCAGCCATTCAAGAGCATAGCGGTTTGATATGTTTAGATTTTGATGGATACGAGAAGAGCAAGGAGTTATTATCGGACAAGGAGAAGATAAGCAAGTCACCATACACATACTCCGTATTCTTGTCTCCGAGTGGAAGGGGGTTAAAGGTATTGGTTAAGATACCAAAGGACGTAGACAACCACGTTAATTATTTCAATGCACTTGAGAAGCACTACAACAACGATAGATTTGACAAGACATCAAAGAATATATCTAGGGTTTGCTACGAGTCATACGACCCACTGATATACATAAACAAGAACTCATCGGTATGGGACAAGGTAGATGAGCCAGACTATCAAGAGAAGCACCAGTATCGTGATGCACCAACGATACCAATCACGGATGAGAATAAGATTGTAGACATATTGGTTAAGTGGTGGACAAAGAAGTATCCGATGGTGGAGGGGCAGCGAAATCAAAACTGCTTCATACTTGCGAGTGCATTCAATGACTTTGGTGTAAACAAATCATTGGCTTCATTTATTCTAAACCAATACTCGGGAAGCGGTTTTGGTGAGGATGAGATAACAAGAACAATTGACTCGGCATACTCAAACACTCAGAACTTTGGAACCAAATACTACGAGGATGAGGAGAGGGTAAACAACATACGTGTCAAGTTAAAGAGGGGTGTCTCAAAGAAGGAGGTTAGAAGCCAACTAGAGCAGTCAAACATTGACAATAGCATAATTGACTCGGTCATATCTAGGATTGATGAAGAATCAAAGGAGGCTCAGTTCTGGCAAAAGAATGAGAAGGGTGTCATCAAGATAATACACATACTATTCAAGCACTTCCTACAAGAGAACGGGTTCTACAAGTATTGCCCAGAGGGTAGTAAGAACTATGTATTTGTACGTGTTACGAACAACCTGATTGACCACACGGATGAGAAGCAGATTAAGGACTTCGTGCTGAACTATCTGCTCGACATTGATGATGCATCGGTATATAATTACTTCGCAGACCAGACTCGGTTCTTTAGGGAGGAGTTCTTGACATTGTTGTCAACGATAGATATCTATTTCATAGAGGACAACAAGGACACATCCTATATATACTATAAGAACTGTGCAGTAAAGGTAACCAAGGATGATGTCACAATGATTGATTACATAGACTTGGGTGGTTATGTTTGGAAAGACCACGTAATCGACAGAAAGTTTGTTATGTGTCAATCAAATACCGACTACAAAATATTCGTCCACAACATATGCAACAATGAGCCAGATAGGATATCATCCATGGAGTCAACAATAGGGTTCTTGATGCACGCACACAAGAACCTATCGTATTGTCCAGCAGTCATACTGAATGATGAGGTGATAAGCGATAGTCCAGAGGGTGGAACGGGCAAGGGTATCTTCATGAGTGCGCTGAGTCACATGAAGAAGGTTGTAACAATAGATGGAAAGTCATTCACATTTGAACGCTCGTTTGCCTACCAATTGGTTTCAGCAGACACGCAGATACTTGTGTTTGATGACGTAAAGAAGAACTTTGACTTCGAGAGCTTGTTCTCTGTAGTTACAGAGGGATTGACGCTTGAGAAGAAGAATAAGGATGCCATCAAGATACCATTCAGCAAGTCCCCCAAGATTGGCATCACAACAAACTACGCCATAAGGGGTAGTGGTAATTCATTTGCTAGGCGTAAGTGGGAGCTGGAGCTTCATCAATACTACAACAAGAACAGAACACCACTTGATGATTTTGGTAAGTTGTTATTTGGTGATTGGGATGATGATGATTGGTGTGCCTTTGACAACTACATGATAGGCTGTCTTCAAGGATACTTGAATACTGGTTTGGTTGAGAGTAGGTTTGTCAACTTAAGGATACGTGTACTATCAGCGGAGACATCTCATGACTTCATTGAGTGGTGTGGTCTGGTCAATGGAGGTCAGGTCAACACACTACTAAAAAAGGATGAGAGAATAAATCTTTCGGTATGCTATCAGAACTTCATAGAGGAGTACCCAGACTACGGTCCGAAGTCAAGGGAGACGATAAGTCGAATTAAGTTCAACAGATGGATGTACGCCTATGGTTCATGCGTATCAAGCCAGAAGGTTGAGGAGGGTAGAGATAGTAGTGGTAAGTACATAATAATTAAGAGTGAGCCAAAACCAACGCAAAGTAATTTAAACATATGAAAGACTATGATTACATAAACCCTGAGCACTATAAGTCATACCATAAGGAGACTTGGGAAATGATGGTGGACATCTGGGGGGTTGATAAATTCATCTCCTACTGTGAGATGAACGCATTCAAGTACCGAATGAGGTTGGGTAAAAAGCCAACCCAGCCCATCGAAAGAGATATAGAGAAGGCTATGTGGTATGAACGTAAGATAAAAGACCTTAAAAACAATTGATATAATAGGCAAATTGGAATATACCTTAAAGGGTATAAAACATTAAATTAATAGACGTTTATACCCTTTAGGGGATAACGATTGGGTGTATGAGTAGTGTGGCTTTGCACATACTTCCAACTTTTTACTAAATTTATTAGCCACATTACTTATACACCTTGTTAGGCGAAGTTATGATAAACGAAATAATAGAACAATACGAAGATGAAACATTCTTGAAAGCTGATGGATTTGATGAAGCCATTATCGGAGTTGATGAAACTACAATGCGACTAATATACTCTGTATCAAAATGTATAGAAATACTTATGAGAGATATGTCGGAAGAAGATGCAATGGAGTATTTTAGTTTTAATGTAAGTGGTAGTTATGTTGGTGAGAAAACCCCGATATGGTGTTCGGATAACGGTTTGGCTATACTTAGTGCCGATTTTGAAAGACAGAGCTAATTTTAAACAACAAAATTTGATATGGAAAATACAGGATTGTTTAACGCAGAAGGTAAGGCATTGAGTATAGCCGATGTTATGGCTATGTTGCCTTCCGTAACTTTTTTAGAGAAAGTAAACCGAGTAGAAGTAATTGACCAAAAAGGTAGAAGCTATGTAAACTGGAAACCAACCAATAAAACAGAACTTAGTTTGCAGGATGATGGCAAAACATTAAAGGTGTTCATTAGCAATTAGCCATAACGGTCGAGTGTATGAAGCGGTGGCGATAAGATGTACTTACTTTTCGCATACCGACAAACTAAATTAAAGTGCTAAGTGGTTTAAACAGACGTGCAACGCCACTGATTTATATACAATGTTGTGCGCAGTACGATTATGAAAGTAGTAATGCAAAGAGATTTTCAAGGACAAAGGGTAAATACGACGACAAGGAGATAATTAGTTTGGATTGAACGGGATTGTGTATAGGTACTGCCGTGATTAAGCAACACCCTAACCAAAAGAGATTGAAATATGAATAGACAACAAACTTTATTTGAAACCGATGCCCAACCATTACCTATACACGGTGTTATGTGTAATAATTTTTGTGCTGTGGGTGCTGTTAGAGAATACTCTGTTGAATTGTGTAAACGTAAAGAAATTGTTGGATTTGTAGAACATTGGCACTACTCTAAAAACGTGAACGGACTTACAACTGATTACTGTTTCAAATTACTTGATGCTGATGGTAATATGATAGGTGCAATAATTTACGGTAAAATAGCGATGGCGAATGTTTGGAAAAAGTATGCCGAAGTGGAAACAGATTTAATAGAATTGAAAAGGCTTTGCTGCATAGATAACACACCAAAGAATACTGAAAGCTATTTTATCGGGCATACTCTGAGGTGGTTAAAAAAGAATACCAAAATTAAAACAGTAATTAGTTATGCTGATACTACATACTCGCACGAAGGAACGATTTACAAAGCCACCAATTTTGTGCATTGCGGAATGACAGCAAAAGGCAGAGTGATAATCTATGAAGGGAAGATATATCACGATAAGACAATAAGAACCAAGTACAAAGGGAACTTAAAACCCTTTGCGGTTAAGATAAAGAAAGCACTCGAAGATGGAACTGCCAAATATGTAAAGACTTCTGGTAAGCACATTTATCTTTATGGCTTACGTGGTGCGGTGGATAAAAATTATTACACATCGGCTCGGGTATAGTGAGTAGCCTACCCATAAATACAAATATTAACTTGATGCCTTCAATGGGATATTCACTATACCCATTGTTGTAGCATCGTAAAGCGAACGATTATGCAACTAAAAATTATAGTCACAACTCAAGGTTACCATCCGCATTTTGATTTGCCTGCGGAAACAACGGTAAAAGAGTTCAACATGGAAAATGGTAATGAGGCTGAATTATATTATCTAAAGCAAAAAGAGCAGGCAGACAAGAGCGGTGGTATAATGCACGTAGGAATTTCAATAGTACAGAAAGCCAAGTAGGCGTATGTGCTACAACTAGTTTTTATACGAACATTTTATTCCTATATCCCACATGAGGTACAACTTAAAGTAACAAAATATGAAAGAATCAAATCACAACGAAAGACTTGCAGCTCTTCACAAATGGGCTGCAATGGGGGTTAATCCCTTTGTATTTTACTCCAACTATCACAAGCTAAGTGATGACGAACGCAAGCGAATACAATCACGTTTCTACAATTGGTGGAACGGGAGAATCAAAGACTTCCCGACACTAGAAAAATTTGAAGCAATGGTAGAACGTTTAAGCTGGGAGTAATGGAACACATTAGCAAACGTATTCACAAATGCTGCCAACGGAATTGTATAACCGTAGTTGCGGATATTAACAATATATTTTATAAAATGAA